CTTCTTATGATTTTTCCAAAATACAAATCCCTGTAAACGAATTAGCAGTATCTGGTGCCATTAATTTAAAACTAGATTATTTCTTTGAAAATTTGATTTACCTATATTCTCAAAGCAAACTTTTAACAAATCAAATTCCTTATCAATTTTCAAGCTGGCTAGGTGTTGTTTCCGGTAAAAATAATGTGTCATGGAACCAAAATACAATTCCGAATACAAGTGCCGCACCATTTGCCAACGCAGGTCTTTCTGCTTTGGATTTTCTTCAAGATTTAGTTACAATAAAAACTGAAAATGATGAAATTTTGTTCATAGGAACTCAAGGTCAACAAATCGTTTATGCAGTTACAGATCAAAATTATTCATCATTCACAGTAATTTTATCATCTCCATACATTGATGAATTTACCCAACTTAGAAACGGTAATGTAACAGATTTAATAGTGGATGGATACAATCTATATTCAATCGATTATACCAATAACAATGTTATTCTTTACGATATTGAAGGATTTATTGGTGGTGAAAATATAAAAAAGAATAAACGTTACATCAGAAAAATTATTGGTGGTCAAGGAGGAAGATACGATAACGGTGCGTTTAGAAATCCATTTGCTGCAGATTTTTATAATTCAACTCTTGTTGTTATGGACAGTGGAAATGCATGTTTGAAATTTTATGATTCAGATTTGAATTGGCGTTATTCCCTGGTCGTGAATCGAATTTTTAGAAATTATGAAATTGTAGATATAAAACTTCATAAAAATAAACTAACAGGAAATACGGATATTTTCATGTTGTCCAAGAATAATAAAATAATAATTTTAAAAATTATGGATTCATCATTTGATGTTATAGATTTTTCACAAGAAACAACAACAGGAGAAATTGGTGTTAAATTTGTTTTTAGTAAAAACAACACAAACATTTTTTATATTCTCACAAACAAATCAATTTATAAAAAATTCTTTACACGTCCTGAAACAAGAATTGGAAAATTTGATTTGCAAAGAGATGGTGTTAAAAATTATGATTTAAAAGCTCTTGATATTATTCTAGAAAATGAAAATGATACGTTATTTTCATTTTCAAGAACGTCATTATCTCCCATACTGTCCTGTGGACAATTTTTAAAGTTTATCGAACCTAATTTTACAAATAATATGTTATATTCATATGATTTTGACATTTATAAAAAAGATCAAATTCATATTAAAGATGAAGAATACTCACAGGCTCTTACGTTTAACAAATCAATTATTAAATTGATAAACAATAATTACATTCTTTTAAATGAAGCTAGAGAAAGATTTAAGTTTGATTTGGATCCTTATCTTCCATTATCGGCAGTTGATATTCAAATGACAAACAACGACATTTATCAAAGTTATAAATTTGTAAGAAATATCTATATAGATGATTCGGTTTTGAATGATCAGAATTTAGCAATAAATTGTAATAATTTTATTGGAAATAATGAGAATTTCCAAAGTGACGTTATAAATCGCTGCCTGTATAGGATATATTTGCAACAATTAGCTCTTTTAAACATATTCCAGGGGGATACACCATTACCGTTACCTTTGTTCCTTTTGAATTGTAATATTATTACAATAGCAAATGCCGACCTTATGCAAGGAGTTGGGGATGGTGCATTTTTAATCAGCATATTGTGCAATTGATTTATTAAATAATTATATGGCCGGAAATTACCCTTTTCATGGAAAACTGCACAGATCAACACACCATACTGATCCCACAGCTGGCGTATTAGAAAGTGGCACAGATCCTGTTGCTGCACCATCAGCACCGTTTAAAGGAATTTTCCATACGGTTTTAGAAGGTAATAGTTATCAATGGTATAATGCTTATACATATCTTAAAACAAATAGTGCCAATTTTGCTCGTTTAGATACAGACAACATTTTTCAGAAAAATATAACAATTTTAGGAAGTTTAACTGCACTTGGCAATTCCGTATTTAGGAATACTATATTCACAACCACAAGTGCTCTTAGTGTAATCAATAATGGAATAGGACCTGCACTTTATGTTGCACAAGCTCCAGGAATTTATGATATTGCCAGTTTCTATGATTTGGATGGAATCGAAGTTCTTCACGTGGGAAATGGTCTTACAACAGCATCTCTTGGAAAAGTAGGCATAAACACAAGTTTTCCCACAGTTGAATTTACAGTAAACGGAGCAATCAGTTCCAACGATACAATAACTGTTCAGGGCGGAAACAGCAATCAATGGAACAGTGTTTACAATACAACAAAATCAACTAGTGGTAATTGGAATCTTGGATATGATGCATATACAAATTTAATAAACAATAGTTCAGCTTATCTTTCAGGGGGTGTCGCATCAGCAATTGCATTTACTCCGATTACAAACACAGATTATTTTTCAGCAAGAATAGAACCATTACAGCTTCTTGCAACAACAGTACAAAGTGCAATTTCTGCTTTGAATGAACGTATCAATACAATTTATGCATTATTGGAAGGTCTAACCGCAAACAAAGGAACCGTTTTTGTTTCCATAAGCAGCACACTATGAGCCTGAGTTGCACAGTCACAGAAAGCGTGAGTACTTTTTACAGTACCAATTTGAATAGTCGTATCAAAGCTTTCAATGATCTGGGTATTCGTATCAGCCGTCAATTGGGCGCTCCTCTTGTTAATGTTGAAATTCATCAGGATCAATTGTATGAGAATATTAGCATTGCTTTAGAAATGTTTAGCAAATTTGCAGGTTATACAGAAGAATATCTTGTGTTTGACAGTAATCTTTATGAAGATGGAAAAGGTGTTAGATTAGACACTCTTTTTAGTCTTACTCGGGATTTTAATTTTCGAGTTGATGTTCGCAATACTGAAATCAATAGCATGTATAATATTGGAAATATGGTCATTGGCGATCCAACAAATCCCATGGCATTTCAAGTTTCAGAAGATGATCCCAAAGGAAATCTTCCGGATCAACTTTCTATTTTAAACAGCTATGATTATCTTATTGGTGATTATAGAAAAGTTATTGATATTCGTGAATTTGAGGAAGGTAGCAATAACGGAGTAAACACATTGTTCACCATTGAACAAACTCTTGCTCAACAAACTTATTTTAGTTATGCCATGGGAAATTATGGATTTGATTTAATCAGCTGGTATATTCTTAAAGATTGGTTAGAAATGCGAGAAAAACTTTTGGCCATTCGTCGTTCAGTTAAATTCGATGAACGTACACAGTACCTGCAAATGTATCCACCACCCCGTACTCCAGGATCTGGTTCCAGATTTTATGGTATAATTTCATGTTTTGTTGAACGTCCAGTTTATCAATTGATACAAGAACAGTGGATTCAACAATATGCATTGGCTTTAACAAAAATTGCCGTGGGTCATGTTCGTGGAAAATACACTTCCGTCAATCTTTTCGGGGGTGGACAGATCAATTATAACGATATGTTGTCTCAAGGATTGCGTGAAAAAGAAGAACTAGAAAAGAGATTGTACGAAGGATCAGCTCCAGGACTAGGGGATGCCAGTCCGGTAACTTTCATGGTTGGGTAATTTTAATGATACCTCTTCAAAAAAATTCCCGGTTCATACAGGGAGTTTTCAGTCCTAAAAATGAAAAAAAATATGTTGGAAAAAAACCTATCATTTACAGATCATCCTATGAATTGAAATTTTTTCGTTTTTGTGATGATAATCCAAATGTTTCACGCTGGGCAAGTGAAAGCATAAAGATTCCTTATTTTCATCCATTCTCAAAAACAACCAGGTTATATCATGTGGATCTTAACATGGTAATAAAAGAAGGAGATGTTTACAAAAAATATCTTGTAGAAATAAAACCAGAAAAACAAACACAAAAACCATATTTTACAAACAGCAAGTGTAGAAAATCCACAATCCTCTATGAACAAATGACTTATGTAACAAATTGTGCAAAATGGGAAGCAGCCAAATTTTTTGCAAAAACCCATGATATGCAGTTTATTATCCTTACTGAAAAAGATTTAAAAATAAATAACTCGAAAAAAAAGATAAAATATATAAATAATTAAACATGAACGATGGATTAAAACTTATTGTAGAAAAGCCTGCTTCTAATGAAGATTTCGAATATGTGTTAGAAGAAAAAAATCCCAATCAACCTGCCACTCTTTTCATCAAAGGTCCTTACATGATGGCAGAACAAGCCAATCGTAATCGTAGAATTTATAATCTGGAAGAAATGGCAAAAGAAGTTAATCGCTATACTGGAGAAATGATCAAGAATCATCGTAGCATGGGTGAATTGAATCATCCTCAAACTCCTGAAGTTAATTTGGAACGGGTTTGTCACATGGTCACTGAACTTCGTCAGGACGGAAATGTGTTTTTTGGTAAAAGTAAAGTTCTTAGCACTCCTATGGGAATGATTGTTAAGAGTTTAATTCAAGATGGTGTTAAGGTAGGAATGAGTAGCCGTGCCTTGGGTAAACTTTCAGAAAGTTCAAATGGAGTTAACAAAGTTTCAGATTTTCGTTTGGTTGCTATTGATTGTGTTGCTGATCCGTCGTTCCCCAAAGCTTTTGTTGACGGAATTTTGGAAAGTAAACAATTCGTTCTTAAAGAAAGTGGACATTATGAGGAGATTTATGACAGTTTTTCTGATGCTCTTCGCAATCTTCCCCGGCATGATGTTGAATCATTTTTGAAAGAACAGGTGGTTCTTTTCTTTAGAAAACTAAGCTCAAAAAGCTAAATATAAAGACAATGTACAATATTCAAAAGTCACTTATCAACAATTTTCTTAAATGTCTTACTGAAAAAGATTATAATAATGCTAAAAAAGCTCTTAATTCTGTGATGGACATTAAATTACAAAATCGTATACAAAACGCAGTTAAGCACTTAAAAAAATAAAAAAATTAGGACAAAATAAATAAATAAATATATGAGCAAAAACGTTGTTGATGTACTTAAAGAAGCCACAAAGGATATTCTTAGCGAACAAACTTTGAATGAAATACAACAATCATTCGAAGCTTCTGTTAACGAAAAAGTTAAAATACACGTTGAAAAAGCTCTTGCTGAACAAGACGAAGATCACAGCAAAAAGCTAGAATCTCTTGTTGAAGCAATCGATAAAGATCATGTTGCCAAGCTGAATAAAGTTGTTGCTGCTATCGATGAAAATCATAGCGGAAAGCTGAAATCTATTGTTGAAAAATATACAAAAGCTCTTAACAGCGAAGCCAAGAATTTCAAAAATGAAACCGTCAATGATATCAGCACCTATTTGGAAGCTTATCTTGATGAAGTTGTTCCTACCGAAGACATCAAAAAAGCAGTGGCTAATCGCCGTGCTGTTGATATTCTCGGAAAGGTTCGCAATCTTCTCGCCATTGATGCCGCGACTGCCCAAGAAAGCATTCGTGAAGCCGTAATGGACGGAAAGAAACAATTAGATGAAGCTCGTAAAGAGCTTGAAAGCGCAAAAGAGCGCGGAGTAGTTCTTGAAAAAGAACTCAACAAATCACAAGCATCATTTCTTCTTGAACAGAAGACACGTGAGCTTCCTGAAAACAAGAAGAAGTATATCCAAAAGCTTCTTGGCAATAAGGACGTTGAGTTCATCAAGGAAAACTTCGACTATACTCTTAAACTCTTTAATAAAACTGAAGAGGAGCGTCTTTCAACAATTCGCGACGAAGCTATAGAGCAAACTGAAACAGTTGATCGTGTCGTTGTAGAGGAAGCAGCTTCTGAAAAGCCTGCTTCTGAAGCCGACTCATCCACTTCAAGTTATCTCAACGAGCTTGGTCGTTGGTAATTTCTGAGGTTTAAACCTGAGATTATATGGTGGCATTCTTGTCACTGGTCGATTTTTTATAAAGGAGAATGTAATAAATGAGTAAGCGTATCGCTCCTCCCACGAGTTACATCAATCAGAGTCGTGCTAAGACTCTTCTAGAAAAATGGGCACCCGTTCTCGATTATACCTCGGATTCTGTCCGGGCAATCGAAGACGATCATACCCGTCTTAACACCGCCATGCTTTTGGAAAACCAAGAGCAATGGTGCCAAGTTAACGAAGACAATTCCGCCGGTAACGGTGGTGTTTTCGGTTCTGGAGCTAGCATTGGTGCAGCGTTCAATCCCCCTGGTCAGATCACCTCGCGTGATTCTTATGCCACCGGTGATGCTCGTCTGCCCAAGATTCTGATCCCGATGATTCGTCGTACATTCCCCGAACTAATCACCAACGAGATCGTAGGCGTACAACCTATGAGTGGTCCAGTTGGTCTTGCTTTTGCTCTGCGCTACAAGTACCTTGCTAAACAGCTTGGTAACGATGGCGTGGACGGTAGCGGAACCAATGCTAATGGCGCTCTTGCCCAGCCTCAATCCCTTGCTAACGGTGCTGAACTTGGTTATCAGCTCCTTGACACAAGGTATACAGGCACTTCGTCTTCTCAGTTGTCTGGTGCTGCACCAACTCAACCCTATTCCAATGTGTTCAACATGTTGGGAACGGATCAGGGTGTTGCCCAGATTCTGAGCCAATTCGAACTTACCGGTAAGATTCCCCAGATTGAAGTTTCTTTCGAGAAAACTGCAGTCGAAGCAGGAACACGTAGGCTCGCCGCTCGCTGGTCCGTAGAGCTTGAACAAGACTTGAAGAATATGAATGGTATCGACATCGACACAGAGTTGACCAATGCTATGAGCTATGAGCTACAGGCAGAAATCGACCGTGAGATGATCATTCGTATGGTTCAGGTTGCACTCAATGCTGGATACGGCTCCGGATATTCCGTATGGTCCCCTGCTTCTGCAGATGGTCGCTGGCTGGTCGAGAGAAATCGCGACTTCTACCAGAGACTCATCATTGAAGCAAACCGTATTGCGGTTCGTAATCGTCGTGGTGCTGCCAACTTTATTGTTGCCACACCTCGCATTTGCGCAATCTTGGAAATGCTTCCTGAGTTCCAGTGGGTTCCCGTCCAAGGTAATGTCAACACTCAACCTGTTGGCGTTGCTAAGGTTGGTAATCTCGGTGGTCGGTTCAACGTGTATCGTGATACCCGCACAGACGCGCAGGCTGAGAACCTCGGAGCATATCCAGGTTCTTACACAAACCCGCAGCGTTCTAAACGTGTCGAGTATGCACTACTCGGCTACAAAGGGCCGGAGTATTATGATACCGGAATTATCTACTGCCCATACATCCCAGTTCTCGTTCAACGCACGATTGGTCCTAACGACTTCTCGCCTCGCGTTGGATTGATGACTCGGTATGGTGTTGTTGATAATATATTCGGGGCAAACCTGTACTACCACGTAATTCTTTGCGTTGGTCTAGGCGAAGCCTTCACACCTGCCACACAGAGCGTCTACTTCTAAAAAAAGTAGATTCTGGCAAATAAAAGAAAACTTTTCACACGGTATGTCCCGTGAACTTTTAAAAGAGGGGGGGATCGAAAGATCCCCCTCTTTTTGATTATTTTGATTGAGTTAGTATGTCGTTTATGCTAAATAACATTATATGAAAAATTTAAATGAAATTCTTAATACTAAAAGCTATACAAGCATTAGACGTTATCAACATATATGTAATATGATAGATGAAAGAATTGAAAATTTAGGAAAAGATAAAAACAAAACATTAAAAGAAAAGATTTATATATTAAAAAACAATATAACCAAAGATCCTGTTTGTAAAATTTGCAATAAAACGGTAAAATATAGTGTAACAAAAGATAGATATTTGAAATATTGTTCAGCAATATGCAGTAATGCTTGTCCAGAGGTTAGAAATAAAAAAATACAAACAAATATTGAAAAATATGGTGTGGATAATCCTCAAAAGAACAAAGAAATAAAAGAAAAGAGTAAAAAAACATGCTTAAAAAAATATGGAGTCGAAAATCCTCTTTTGCTTTTAAAAAATAATTTGACTAAAACTTATGAAGAAAAATTTGGGAAAGAAAGAAAAAAACAAATCATAGAAAAAAGAAAAAAAACCTGTTTACAAAAATACGGAGTTGAATATGGAACACAATCACAACAAGCCATAGATAAAAGAAAAAAAACCAATTTAGAAAAATACGGAACAATTGCACCTGCGGGAAATACAGAAATAAAAAAGAAAATTCAAAAAACTAATTTAAAAAAATATGGTTTTATAACCCCTTTGCTTGGAAAAGAAATAAGAGAAAAAAATAGTTTACCGTATGAACAAAGATATCTTGAAAGAAGCGAACAAATCAAACAAAACAGAAAAAATTCATTTTTGAAAAAATTTGGAGTAGAAAATCCTTTTGCAAATGATTCTATAAAAGAAAAAATAAAACAAACTCTTTTAGAAAAATATGGTGTTGAAAATATTTCCAAAACAGAATATGTAAAACAAATTCATAAAAAACGGTACTATGATAAATTATTTTTATTAAATCAAATAAAACCAAATTTTTCTATGCAAGAGTATGGTGGAGAAAAATATAAAATATATTCGTGGCAATGCACAAAAACAGAAAAAACATTTGAAGCATATTATGCGAACGGTTTGGTTCCTGTTTGTCCATGTTGTCATACTAATGAAGGAACAAACATAGAAAATTTTGTAATTTCATTTCTAAAGAAGAATAATATCGAATATCAATTTAGGAATAGATTAATTCTTGAAAATAGATCAGAATTAGATTTTTATATTCCTTCCCATCATCTTGCAATAGAAGTACATGGCTTATACTGGCACACAGAAAGAAAAATAATAAATCGTGGAAAAAATCCTCGTCTTTATCATTTAGAAAAATTGGAAAATAGTCAGAAAAAAAATATTCGTTTGATTCAAATATTTTCAGATGAAATATTAAATCATCCAAGAATAGTAGAAAGCCGATTAAAAACAATTCTAGGTATTAAAAAAAGAACAATAGGTGCCCGTGAGTGTGAAATTCAAATAGTTGATTATAAAATGAAACAAAAATTTCTTGAAAAATATCATTTACAAGGAAATGATAGAAGTTCCATTTGTTTGGGTCTTTTTTATAAAAAACATTTGGTAAGTATGATGACTTTTGCCAAACCAAGATTAGTAATGGGTCATAAAAATGTGCCTGAAGGTAGTTATGAGTTACTTCGTTTTTGCAGTAATTTTCATTTTTCGATTGCTGGAGGTGCTGGAAAACTTTTGAATTACTTTAAACAAAATTATTCATGGAACAAAATTATAACCTATGCCGACAGAAGATGGTCTATTGGAAATCTCTATAAAAAATTAGGATTTGAATTTAGTCATAATAGTAATCCTAACTATTTTTATACAAAAAATTACATGATTAGAGAATATAGGTACAAATATAACAAAAGTTTTTTAGTTAAAAAATATCCTGAATTGTGTGAATATAGTGAAAGAATAATTATGGATAGCTTGGGTTATGAAAGAATATATGATTGTGGTCATTCCAGTTTTATTTGTATTAAAAACTAACAAAAAATTGCAAATTATGTCTAAATTATAACATTATAAACAATAAATATTTAAAACTCATTATGCCTTACCAAGACGATATAGTAGATGTGCGGGAACGTGTTGTTCGCATGGAAACTAAAATTGATCATATTATCAATAAAATTGATGATCATCATGATCGTTTAACAAATATTGAAAAATTTAAAACAAAAATTGTTGGAGGTGCCATAACTATTTCTGCAGTAGCAACTTTGCTTTGGGATATTGTGAAAACAAAAATTGGATTATATTAAAAAAATATTAAAAAAAGAATAAATAATACTATATGGCAATACTAAGTTTCCCTAATCAAGTTTTGGACCCTGCAAGCGTAAATCCTCCTTATATTCCAACGATCAATTATAGCTTATCTGCAAGCGGAAAAAAAGTAGATCTTATCAGTGCAGGTTCAAATATTGAACTGATTGCTTTTAATGATACAACAACAGCACTCACAAATGCTTATGTTACTCTTTCAGCAAATCTAACTCCCAATTCTCAAACTCTTTCTGCAGCAAATGCAGTAACATTGCGAGTGGATCGTGCATATAATAACGTGCAATTTGCTGTAATTTACAAAAATCGTAGCAGCAGCTTGTTTACTGCAGCCACTGCCACGCAATCACCCAATGGTCAAACATTGACAGATAATGGTTTCGAATCAGTATCACCTAATCTTCGTCGTTTGGTCCATCTAGGTTATTAATTTCTTTTAATACTTTTGCAGTTCTATCCTGCAAAGAACCGGTTAAACGAACCAATTTTTTAAAAGGAGCGACATGCTCTTTCATATAATTCTCAAAAATTGAAGTTATTATATTCCGATATTCCAAGTCTACGTTTCTATAATTGTCATTTTCCACAGGTATTCCATTTGGGTCACAATAAAAAACAATATCAATTTCTGTGCATAACATTCTTAACATGAGCAAACCATAATCAAAAACCCAAGGTTTATTTTTTCCTATGCTTGTGCTCCATTCACTGTAAACCACACCATCCATTAACCATCGATCATAAATGAAATTGTTTGTATTATATTGTTTTGGTTTGATAACCAAATCATCAATGTAATTGTTGAAAAGAAGAACCTGAGAAAGATCATCTCCTTTTTCATTTATTTCAAAACCAAGATCTTTTAATTTACGAGCACCTCCTTTTATAAAAGTATAATCCTTTTTGTTTAAATGATTATCAAGAAGATTCTTTATAATAGTACTTTTACCTGAAGCTTGAGGACCAGAAAATGCAATTTTCAAGATATTTTATATAACATAAATAATCAATTTTTCAACTAATTGCAAAAAAGGTTCTTTTTCTAAATAATTCTAGGTTATGGCAAATGAAATATCTTCAGCATTATTGTCAAAATTGGCACCAGAAATGAATTTGCAATTATTGCAAAAAGTAACTTCCACTCCCAATTTTGATCAAACATCCCAACAAATAAGCCAATTAAATCCTGAAAATTTAACAGCTTTGGTTCAACAAGTTCCGGCTGCTTTTGGTTTTACAAGTATTTTGGATAGTATTCCAACGCTTCCTTCAAGCAAAATATTAAACGGCCAAGTAAATCAAATAACCCAAGGTATTGATATTGTTAATCAATTTTTAGGTGCTGTAAATTCAATTCAGGGCAACATACAAATTCCGGATTTTGCCGGAGGTGGTGTAAACATTGATTCTATTTTCGAAAATACTTTCAATCAATTAGCACAAAGATCTTCTTCCGTGTTTTCATCATCTCAATCGCAAGTTGGTTCAATATTTCAAACTTCTCAAAATGTTTCAAACATAAGTTCTGTTTTAAATTCCATTCAAACTTCGCTTCCTTCTAATATATCTCCAAAACAAATTAGGGATTTAAATGCTTCTCCACAAAATATTAATAATTTTATTAATACAACTACACAAAAAGCCAATTCGAATGTTCAAACTCAGGCAATAAGTAATGCCCAAACTTACACAAACAATGCTGCTGGAGCAAATACTACTCAGGCACAATCATCCCCAATTGTTCCAAATGCATCCTCTGGTGAAGATTTTAAAATAAAAGCAGTTGTTACCACATATGGCAAAGGAGAAAAGGTAGGAAGTGGAGGAGACAAATGGACAGCTCGAGGTGATAGCTCAACAGGACAAGGAAACCTTGTGGAAGGAATTAGTTGTGCAGTGGATCCTTCAATCATTCCTTATGGATCAAAAATAGTTTTTGAGGATCCTCGACTGGGAACACGTGTTGCCATGGATACAGGTTCAGCTGTGGTTTCTCAACAAGCAGCCCGATCCAGGGGAATATCATTGGGTAATGAAAATAATACTCCATTACCTTATGAAGCAGGCAGCGGGGCAGCATCAACCGATCAAACTGTAAGAAAAGGTGGCAGAGGTTCAAAATTATCAGGAAATCTGCTTCTTAAAGATACTGATGGTACACTTTTAGGAAAATATAAATTTGTGAATGGCGGTGCCGGAAGAGGGAATATTCCTTTTGGCACATATACAGTGTCTAATTATATGACTGCGCAACAACGTCAGCAAGCAGGCAGAAGTCAAAGAGGTTCTTTAAGAGGTCAGGATACATTTGATCTTAATGATGTGTACGATCCTGTTTATAGTGATACACGTTCTGGTTTATTGATTCATCCTGCAGCAAATGCAACAGAAGGATGCATAGGAATTCAAGAAAATTGGTCAGATTTTCGTGAAAAAATGAAATATCTCATGTCTAAAAATGGAGGAAAATATAAAATTGAATTTGGTCCAGATACAGAAACAGTAAATAATCGCAATCCTGAAAGGGTAGTTACAATTGATGTTTATTTCGAAACAGAAAAGTCCCGTCAAGCTTTTGAAAAAGTGATACAACAGATAAGTGGAGGAGGAACTGTTGCAGCCACAGTTCAACCTCCAAGAAACGGTGTAATTGGAAGAAATGTTCGTTCTCCTTCTGGAAGAACAACAGTAGCATATTATCCAAAAGGATATGAACGTTTTAAAAACCCTAGCAGCGAACAACTGCTTAAAGCTGCAGGATTAATATAATGAAAAAACGATTTGATGGTCAATATTTGGGAATTGTTGTACAAAACAACGATCCAGAAAAGCGTGGACGGTTAAAGATATTTGTTCCGCATGTGACACCAACCGTTTATAACAAATGGAATGAAGTAAAAATAGACAAACAATTTAATTTTGTAGGAGAAAATCTTACAAGCAGCATTAATAGCATTATTGATGATTTGAAAAAAATACTTCCTTGGGCTGATTGTGCCATGCCTCTTTTTGGAGGATCCAGTGGAGGAAGATATAATATCACAGAAAAAACAGGTAGCATAAGTGACAGCAGCTTGTTGGAAACAACCAAACCAATCAATGATTTTTCCACTACAGATTCCAGTCAAAATATTGATGGAATAGGAGAAAAACCCGGTAATTTGATAGAAAAGACAGGAGTTAGAGTTTCTGATGCTTTTTATTCCAGTCCTAAAAACAATACAAACAGGGTCAATCCAAATTCATATGCATATGTTCCCAGCAGTTATAGTAATCGGGCAAAAGGATTGTTTTGCATACCAAACGTGGGCGCACATCTATGGGTTTTCTTTTTAGACGGAAACCCTCTCCGACCTGTTTATTGGGCGGCAAGCTATGGACAATCAGATTGGCAAGGAATATACGATGATGATTATGGTGTGGCTGAAGATTATCCAGGAACTTATGAAAATATTGATGAGAAAAACAAAGCTTTAAAGGGTCAAAGAAGCGATGTAGAAACATATCGAAACAAGATGGTCATGAGTCAAAAGGGTGGTGCTTTGGAGATTGTGAATACAGACATGAAGGAAACAATCAAACTTACACATTATTCTGGTTCTTTCCTTGAATTTAATAATGCAACAATAACAAAATTGGCCACAAAGAACGACCAATCTTTGATCATGGCCGATCAATTTTTAACAGTTAAAGGTTATCAAAACCTTTTTGTTGGAAGAGATATGGACAATGTTATTTCCGGAGATGTTTACTGGAAGATTGGTAATTTAAACACAAATGCCCAACAACAATGGAAAAGTTTGGTAGATCCTATAGCAGATATCAAACAGCTTTTTGAAATTAATCGCACAAAGAAAAAAGAAGGAGATCCTAATCGAACCAGTTCTTTGAATCAAAAACAAAGTGGAAGTTTCGGTTCCTGTCCTGTTTGTTCCAAAGGAAGAAAATATTCTGCACTGAACAATCAATTTAAAACTGTGGTCATTCCTGTTGTCACAATCAGCAGCAATGGTGTAGACAAATATGAAACTGTAGATCCCAAAGGAAAGTCTTCTCCTGCACAATCTATTGCATTTCCTCCCACATCCAGATGTCCAGTATGTGGAAAGAGTGGAAAAAACCCAAGCAGCATGGATGGTAATTGGGAAAAAAATCCTGAAAAGAAAAAATTAGAACAATTATATCAAAGCAAAATTGTGGATTTGGCAAAAATAGAAGAAAATATAGGATTGGGTGGTTGTCTTATCACTGAAGTTGCCAAACACAAAATTGATACGGTGGGCATGGTCATGAATGATTTTGGATCTATAAGGATAGATCCTGCTGGAAAAATATATAATTATAAAGTTCAAATTGACGAACAAGGGGTATATGAAAATCAAAAAAGCAGTCCTTTGATTGAACCTGTTCATGTGGATGATCTGCCTGGGGGCAATTATACAATCAATGCATGTAATCGTTACACACTGCAAGTAGGTGCCGGAGGAATCAGCATAAAAACCCTTGGACCTATTGAAATGAGCGGAACCATTACAAGCTTTGCCGGTCAACAAGTGAATATAGGTGCCCAATATGAATTGAATATTGATGGCGGTCAAAGAACAGTCATTACCAGCGATATTTTGGTATTACGTCAAAGAAATTATGATCAAGTCATGGTGGATTCCAGCCTGGGAGTGAGCCGAAATCTTGTGGTTGCAGGAGGTGCTCATATTGAAGGAGAACTTACCGTTCATCACATTACAGCCCCAGTGGAAATACAAGAAACAGAAAAGACTTTTGTTTATGGAGAAACGGTAAATGGAAAACGCATAGGAACTGCCCGTATCACAGGCGGATCTTCAGGCGGAAATTGGCCGGTTTATGGTGATTTGCATGAACCTGACTGTTTGTTCACATACAGTCACAGTCATTTGTTTAAAAATCTTCCTCTTAATCTTCTGCCCAAGAACAATGATGTTAGAAAAGTTGCCCAGAGCAGCAACAATATTGATCGATTTGTCGCAGATCCTCAGAACAATGCTTATAATATAAAAGGAAGTACACCTCCCCAAAATCCGATTGTTCGTTAATAGTTGGTTAAAAGAAACAATTGGAATGATGATATGGAGTGATGCAATGGCAGTTCACTGTCTCGAATCAGCATGTCAGAATATGAAACAATGTTTTTAAATGGTTTATTTTTAAAGAATCTGTGTGCATAAAATGTATTGATCGGATACAAATTGCGGCTCAGAAACAAATAATTTTCACTACATTCAACTTCCATAGGATTTAAAACAGCTTCATACTGTTCCCTATTCAAATTTGGATTGTGTTGAATTGGATAAATGTTTGGCAGAATATCCTTCTCTACTGGGTTGGTGATTCCATATAGAAAAAGCATTTCTTCCTGCTTGGTTCCATATTTGTGAAAAATATATTTTGGTGAAAATTCCTGTTTTATTTGCAATCTTTTTTGGTCATATTCATTTCTTATAATGAATCCGAAAAAGAATGTTGGATAGGTTATGGTTTCAAATTTTTCGAAGTCGGCGGGCTTCTCTGTTTGACCGAATGTTAGTGTCATCATGAAACCTATCGTAAATGATAGATCTCAATTTTCAAGATACATTAAAAGAAAAAGTTTGGCTAAGTGAGGGTAAATTGAAAATATAACCTTTTTGTTTGCCGGATGTGCTTTGTAAAATAATGGTGGCTTTGTTTCCAACCACCACTGGACTGGAAGATATTCTACCGCTTAATTTCATGCTACGTTTGATTTCTCCAGTGCTGGCATCAATGCATTTGATGGTATTAAGACCAGTTGCTATAACAGAATACATTTTTTTGTTCTTATCTTGCATATATCTTATTTACCATAAATATTTTTAAAATAATTGTATAAATTAATATTATATATAAATAATAGAAATGGCTGTTGAAATTAAAAAAATAATACTTCGGCAAGGTACTGAAGCTGAACGAAAACAGATAACATTAGATTCAGGTGAGCCTGGTTTTTGCACAGACAGCAACCGTCTTTATATAGGCAACGGAACAGGAGGTGGTGCGCCTGTAGGCACAAATAACCTTGGATTTGTTACATTTACAGGAAATGATACCAACATTTCATCGTCATTAGCTCCTGTTAGTGGTGATTTTGTTTTTGATACATCTTCTAACCTGACTTATATGCTGACTGGAACAAATTTTGCAAAAACCAGTGCTTTTAAAGCTTTTGGAAGTCAGTTCACAGTGGACAACAACACAATTGTTTTGCAATCAAATATAGCTAGTGTTGCTGATAACAGTCTGCTTCCTGTAAAATTAAATGCATCTTCAGTTGGTGCTGGTCTGGAACGAATCAGTTTAAATACTGTTTTAAAAACAAAAGTAGGCAGCAGCATCACTTATGATGCAGGTGGAGGAATGATTGTTGCAAATAACAGCTTGGCTAATGCAACTTTTGTAAATGCTCCGGCCAATACAGTCAAAGGTCGTTTGAATAGCGTGGGTCCTGTTCAGGATCTGACATTAAATGATTTGGCTACTCTTTTAACAGGTATTTTCACAACAGTTCCAATTGGAACAATCATTGATTGGGCCGGAGCAAGCACCAGCATACCATCAACATATCTGGAATGTATCGGTCAACAAGTTTCACGCACAACATATGCAACATTGTTTGCTGTATTAAGCACAACTTGGGGAAGTGGAAATGGAACCACCACATTCAATCTTCCAGATCTGCGCAGAAAAGTTACAGCAGGAGCCGGGGGTTCATCGTCTGCCACATTGTTGAACACAGTAGGAAGCACGGGTGGATCTGAAACCCATATTTTGTCAGCCAATGAAGGAAAATGTGAATTTGATGTGAGTGCCACATTCCAGCAGGTTCAAGCTGGAAGCACATCCTCCGGATTCTTGGGTGGTTTAACGATAACAAACAAAGGAAATATCGACTTTACAGCAGGTCCTACTGCTCCTATTGCCACAGTAACAGGAACAGTCGGATCATCTGAAGCAGATCCTCATAACATAGTGCAACCCACCGCAATTGTTCGCAAACTTATCAAAGCCACTGCTTGATGAAATTCAACGATACCATCAAAAAGCTTTTGGAAGATTTTAATATATATCCTCAACCAAAAATTCCTGGAACATATCAAGGCAAAAATATTGATTGGGGTCGGAATGGAGCCACTCCTTCTGGATTCAAAGGAGACAGTTTCAACACAAGCAGCAGTCAGATAATATTTTCTTTGCCTGTTAAAAACAAAAACAAAAAGAAAAAATCACTTAATATTCGTAAAAAACGTGTGTCGACCAATCGTGTTGGTCGCTGAAGCTTCTCTATTTTTACCTCCAAATTTAGGATTGCTCCATTTTGGTGAAACTTTGCTGGGTCCACTTGTGACATGATAATGAGTTGCTCCTCCTGTCAAATCCTGTAATTTTCCACGCATTCCAACAATTGCCAGTTCTTTTGCTTGTGCCCAATATGGATGTTTTGCCGCTTTATTTATAATATCCTGCATTTGCTCTTTTCCGTCATTATATTCATTAAAAAAACTGAATTGTTTTGGTTTTAAAACAACATTGACTGCACCTCGAAACGGATCGCCTCCTTTTACCCTGTTCATGATCACATTCATAACTGCTTGCATGCCTTTCTCACCTTCACCTCCTGCTTCACCAATAAGGGCAGCTGCCACGATGTCACTGTAATGAATAGGTGCCTTTTGCTGCTGTATATAAGCTGCTGGCGGTGCTGGTATTGGTGGGGGAGGGGGTAGATCAGCTTCGTTTAAAAGCTCTTTTACGCGGTCATCAAACTGCATTTTTAATATTTATAAACACTGACAGTAACAATTTTAGGATTATTATATGCAAAAAGCATGGCATCGCTCTTTTTTTCAAAAAATACATCTATAACAGGCAATTTTCCCTTACTTGCCTTTTTACCTTTGACTGCAGTTCCTGTGTCATGAGCTACTCTAAGCCCTAAATTTGGTATGTATAAACGTTTAAAAAAGGGTATCAAACGAGGATCTACTGCTACGCTCACACCTTCTTTTAATGTGGCTCCTGTATAACTTCTTTTCTTTGCACTATCCTTATCTGTTTCACCTCCTTTTGCCCAATATGTTGTTAATCGTACCTTTACAGTTCTTTCAACAATCAATTTTTTTACAAAATTATCCGTCATTTTATCCATTGTGAAGCAAACAAACTTATCAACTGGATTGGTTGAGGTCTTTTCTTTATTTTGCAGAATAATATTATATAATATTCCGGCAATCAGTATCAAATATGCTATTTTCTTCATGTTTGTGTGTCCTCTCTTATTGGATAATAAAAGTCCACTTGTTTATAAAGCTTATTGCAAAAAAACATGGGTTTGTCAAGCTTATCTGAAGCTGCATACAATCTATTATTTCTTTTAAAAATAACTTCAATGTGCCCGGGTCTGGCTGAACTTTTTGGTTGATAAACAGCAATAACCAATGTGTTTTCAGGCAAATTTAAAACATCGTTCTTGCTTATCTTTTCAAAATCTTTACGGGTTTGAAACACTGTTTTGTAGTTTTTGGCATAAAGTATCTCGTTGCTGGATGTGGTGATTGGATATGTTTGCCTTCCAGATCTTCCTTTAACAATGCCACCTTCCCTCAGATCCAATTGAGGAAAAGCTTTTTCATTGCGCTCATGCAGATTGTCTAAAAGAGCAGTGGTGAACTTTGCGCATACGCCACTGCTATAGTTTCTGGTAAGTTTATTCACGTCCATCATGAATGTTTTGAATTCATTTGATGTTAGATTAGGTTGTAAACCTTTTTTTGTTGGAATTTGAACTGAAATATCATGAAACCCGTTTACCAGGCTCAGGGCTAAAGCTGTGGCTAAGATGGTTTTTTTCATAATAAATAGACCTGATTATAACAGGTCAAAAGGTTTGTAAAGATATTCTTTACAAAATACAATTTTTTTTGTTAATAATATTTATCTTTAGCAAACAAATCTCAAGCAGTTTTAAGAAGATTTTGAATATAATTGCGCAGATTGTTATTACGATTAGTCCAACCTTTGAGGAATACTGCCAATTTTGGACGATTTTCTGACAAATTATTATAAAAAGTCTGGCGTTGATCAATTATGCCATATGCAACATCAACAGGATCTTTTTTACTCAACAGACTGCGTGTATAAGGACCAACAATACCATCAGCAGTTGCACCCACAACACGTTGCAGAAACTTATTGGCCTGCTTTCTGCCTGTATTCACAACGCTATCAAAAAAGCTAATATATGCAGGATAAGGTATCAAATAAGCACTGCTTTTCAGCCAATAATCCTGCCAGAAAATTTCATCTGCTTGTTCCCGAGTAATATTTTTAATGTCTAGCAACGGATAATCTCGCTTTGTCAGACCAAATTGGGTTTCACCGCCTGGATCGCTTGGATGGTTATAATATCCTCCCTCTGCTTCCCTGACAAACTTCATGGCCGTTTCAAACTCTGGGCTTTTGTCCGGAGTTATTTTAAAATCGTTCATAGATCAAGAGTATCTAGTATGTCTTTTATTTTTTTCAATGCCTGCCGCAACTTGGTTTCTTTCTCACCTTCTTCATTTTCACCTACCCGATAATCATTGGGAGTATAAAAATTTTGACTGACTCCACTATCCCGATTGATTCCTGGGCTAATTTTGCTTGCATCTGGACCACTCATGATGCCGGTGTTGACCACTTGGCTTTCATAAATCTCTTTTATGTCCAGATCTTTTTGATAACTTTTTCTCATCAGCTATAATATTTATCAAAATCCTTTGGCATGATCAGATATTGATTGAGTTTTTTTGAAAATAATTCAAGCTTTTGTTTCATTTCTTTTTTCTTTTCAAAATTTTTTTCTTTTTTAAATTTTTCGTATATGTCCAATACAAAATCAGCAGTAATTTTTTGTTTAACAATACCCTCTACCTTTTCTTCCCTTTGCATGTAAATATTTAACTAGGCGTGAATAATAAAAGAAAACGCATGTATCAAGATATTAAAAAATATCCATATTTTTATAAAATATGTGAAGCTTGTGATAATATGAATCCAAAAGAATCACCATTCTGCATGTATTGCAGCAATTACAGATTCGAGGATAACATAAACCAAGTCAGCAAACGTGCAGACGAACTATTGACTCTGGAAGATGATCCTTTACAATTCGAAACGTGAGCAAACTGAACACAGTTCAAAATGGTAAAGGAAGCAAACCTCGCAATATTAGCGAAAAGTTTCGGCAAAATTATGAAAAAATCCGTTGGGATGGAACCAAACGGAAAAAGACCAAATCAGTTTGATGTTTGTTCCTGACGAGCCCGATCATTCAACTCTTTGTTGAGGCGAATGACCCTGTTAGGAATCAAATCAATCTTGTTCATCACACTTCCACCACTGATGATTGTGGTAGGAACAATAGTCAGATCATTCAGCTTGAGCAAAGCATCTAGCTTTGTCAAAACTTCCTTGATCTTTTCTTGTTCATCATTTGTGGGTTCAAACTGTTTTGGATCAATATCATTAGGTAGTTTATTCATATATAGATTTATTTTGTTGTTTGGTTTGTCAAGGTATCATAATAGCTTTTTTTCACAAAAGTAAGATCACCACCATCTGTGAAACTGCTGGCACCATCAAAAAGAAGAGCAAATCCATTTTTTTCCAAAAAATCAACGTATTCTGGAGTGAGCATGTTTCCTTCATAATTTTCAGTATTGTGTGTTTCCGTGTGTATAAAATTTGCCATTTTTAAAACATTTGGACTATTTTTCAAAACAATTGATTCATATCCTTGCATGTCCAACCACATATAATCAATTTTATTTATGTTTTCATTTTTTACAAAATCATCCAATATTACAGTTTTCACGTTTATTTTTTCATCAAAAGTTATTATAATTTATATAATTTTGCGCTGTAACCACAATTGAAACAATAACAGCTGTTGGTTTTTGTGTAAAAATAAAATCGTTTCTTTTTTAGCCAGGAATCACCTTCGCGACATATGGGACAACAAGCTGTA